AGTAGGTCTTTCGTGCATTGGCCAATCGCTTCGCATTGAGGCGGCTGGCACTCTGGTTTCTTCCAGTTTTCATATTCCTGGCAAGGGTATCGAACCCATCCCTGGTATCCGCATCCGCTAAGGCTTACGGCGATCGCTGTTGCTAAGGAGCAGGCTATAAACTTCATCGAGTCGCTTTTCCAATCGGTTCACTTGGTCTTTGACTGAGCTGCCCCCGTTTGGTTTCAATTCTTGCAGGTAATGCTTGACGAGCCATCTGGTCATCGCGATAAAGGCTCCGCCGATCGTAAGAAGTGAAACGGCCAGCGCTGCGTAATCCTGGGCTGTCATCTTATGGCTCCAAGTAGAGAACGGATACGGTGGTCGTGTTGTTGCTGGCGGTGACGGCGTAGATCACACTTTTGATCGGCACCAGAAAGTCTAGATCTGTATCTTTGGGAAATTGCATCCCTGTGGTGCTAGTGACATCGGCTCCGCCAAGAAAGCAGGGATGGTCATTGCTATTGTGCAGAAGGACTCGACGGTTCTCTCCGTAGGATTCGATAAGAATCTGGGCGGTTGAATTGACGAGCAGTTGTTTTGAGGAACCCATTTCTCTCCTAGTTTTTTGTTAGATCCCCGATGCTTCTAATTCGATCCAGGATAAAGTTTCCTCATCCCATATATAAAGGTTGCCGTCTTCGGGTCTTGGTGTCGGTGGTTGCCAGAATGATCCGCTTCGTGTCCAAGATGGATAAGGTTGCGGTGTTATAAAGATGTCTTCTTCTTCGTTATATAAATATCCAATTCCTGCATATGTTCCGCGTATCTTTGAATTATATGAGGTGCGCTTGCAGACTTGACCGCGAATCTCGCCGTAGGCTTGTTCCCAGTCTGTAATGCCGTCTACTTCTTCCCATTCGTGACGTCCTGGAATAACTTCAGTCACAATATTATTTTTATCAAGAAATGCATAATGTGCCATCAGACTGTCACCGTTCCTGTTCCTGCTGTAAATTTGTAAATCTTATAACCGCCAGTATTTGTAAATGTGTATACCAATGTGCCACCGATTGTTGTTAAGTCTGTTTGAGTATTTGGATATCGAATGATAACAATTCCAGAACCGCCTACGCCACCTGTGTTTGGCACATTGTTAGCATTTCCACCACCACCGCCGCCGCCTGTGTTTTCTGTTCCACTGACTCCATTTGTTCTTGGTTCAACAGTTCCACCTGCGCCACCACCGCCTACTCCGCCTGCGCCTGGAGTACTATTGACGTTAGTTGCACCTGCGCCGCCGCCGCCTGCATAAGTTACTGAAGATCCAGAATAAGAGTTCGATGTTCCTGCTCCGCCTGCACCTTGTATACTGCTTGTTCCGTCTTGCCCTGCGGCTGATGCTCCACCACCACCACCCATTCCGCGATCGTTTCCAACAGCAGCACCGCCGTTGTTTCCTTGAGATGGTGATGTTGATGGTGTGTTTCCTGTACCTGCTGAACCGACTGAACCAGTTGTCGAATAACCTGCGCCACCGCCCGATCCGCCGTCTTTACCATTCCAAGATGGAGATGAGTTAGCACCGCCACCGCCGCCGCCACCGGTTGATGTAATTGTAGAAAATACTGAATCGACGCCGGATGTACCTGGGTTGATTGTTGCATTTCCACCGCCCGCACCGCCCGCGCCTACTGTGACTGTGAACGAAGACGGCAATGAGAAAGATGTGCCAGTTCTGAAACCACCAGCGCCTCCGCCTGCGTATCCGCCACCGCCGCCACCGCCGACCACTAAGTAATCAACGCTAGTAGGCGCGACTACTCCTAATTTACTTGATGCAATAATCCCCAGTAAAGTCATTATGAAATATCCCCCACGATGTACCAAATGTCGGTCGCAACCTTGACGCAGCTAGCGGCTGAAAACTGCGCTCTGAGCGCAGGCGCTGTTGCACTAGCTCCTGTTGATGAGATTGTAGTAGTGCCGGAAGTGACTGCCTTTATCGTAGTCTTTCCTGCACCGATCTGAATAACATTTATCACTGTGCCGACTGCGAATGCTACGTTTGCATTTGTTGGAATAAGGAAATCATTCGCTGTTGCAACGGACATCGTGACGAGCTTGGATGCATCGCCTAGAACGGCTGTATAAGTAGCAGTCTGTGCATTCAATGCAAGGTTAACGACTGGCGAAGTCAGCGTTTTGTTTGTGAGCGTGTCTGTGGTTGCTCTGCCTACGAGGGTGTCGGTCGAAGTCGGAAGGGTCACAGTGCCGGTGTTGCTGATCGTGGAAATGACTGGGGCTGTCAGCGTCTTGTTGGTCAAAGTCTGGGTTCCAGTTAAGGTCGTAACGGTTGAATCAATCGCAACGGTTGGAATCGGCCCGGTGTTGCTGGTTATGTTGATTCCGGTTCCTGCTGTCAGAGCTGTGATATCGCCGGTTGCGCCAATCCATGCGGATCCGTCATAAACTTCGAGGCTGTTTGTGTCCTGGAGATATGAAACCATGCCCTCTGCAAGCACGCCGCTTAATGCGCTGGTTCGAGCTGCTGAAGATGCGAAAACCATCACCGTCTGCTGCATCAAATAAGTGTTTACTTGCGCTGCCGTCAGAACGTCGCCTGTTGCGAATAACTTGTAGCCTGCTCCTGCCATGATATCTCCTTGTTAGTAACTTAAGACGCCTGCGACGCCCAGAATTCCTTGCGATGTGCTATCGAGAATAAATGCCTGGATGATCGGTTCGCTGGTCAATATCTTAGTGGTGAATGTTGTCCTTGTTATGTCATGTTGCATGCCTTGCACGAATAATTCTCTGGTGATTGATGTGGATCCTGGCATCGCCTTTGTGATGTTGACGAGGTCGAATATCTCCAGATTAAGGCCTGCGATGTTTCTTGCTTCCTGGCCGTCGTCGACAAGGTTGAGCGTCATCGAGTCAATGCGCAGGGTTGCATCCTTGCGTGATTCCAAGATCATCGTCGCTTGGTTGAGCGCTTCTTCATCTGTTTGTACAAGGATGCCGGTTCTTGCTCCTGAGTGAATGAAATAGTCATCGATCGATGTCTGGTCGCTGACCACTTGGTTTGTGCCGTTTAGCCTTTGGACTGAAACATTATTTACGATCAAGGTGTCATCGAAGGCCAGGTCAATCTGGGCGTATCCGATTCCTGTGCCGTCGTCGCTGAAAACTACAGGCGTTGAGTCTGCGAATTGGCTCACTGTAGTTCTTGAGTAGAAGGTTGCGTTTCCTTCGGCGTCTAGGAAGAAGCCACCGAATTCGCTATTTTCTACCGTCTGAATCGCTTCAAGGACGGTTCTATCTGCTGTTCCTGGATCTGCTTGCATCGTGCTATCGCCGGCGTTGATATCTCTTTGTGAAAGTGGCCAATCGACGACGTCAAGCAGTTTATTGATGCGCGTTCCGCTTAGTTGTCCTGCTCCTGTATCTGGCACTGTGGTAATCGCTGCGTTATTGAGAAGGCGGAAGCCGTCGACGCATTGCAGGATCACTCTGGAAACTTCATCGGTTCCGATCGCGAATGTGGTGTCATAGCTGGTGATAAAGCCTGAGAAAAGGTAATAACGGACGCCTTCGTAATCTGCAAAGATTCTTATTTTGCGCAAGGGTACGAGCTTGCCGTAGTAAGGCCCTGCTGTATTGGCCGGGTTCCAGTCGCCTGTGTCGTCCTTGATCTCAACGACGGCCGTTCCTGCTTCGAATTTATTCAAGATGCGGTTGCGCCCTCTTCGAACCGATGAGCGCAGGATGATGTCAGAAATGTCGACCGAGTCGTCTGCGTCTGCGAGTTGCCCTGTTCCTAATAGGCCCTTTACTGGATCGTCAAGTGTGAAGGCTGTCGAGATAAATGCCGGGCCGTTGATGAAGTCGATCTCTGCTCCGAGCTGTGGAATGCCTGCCATTAGAGTTGGATCGCTGTCTTCGTGATCGCCTGGCCGTTATTCTGGCCCTGAAGAATGGCGTTGCGGATCGTGTTTACAAGATCGCCCTCGCTTGTCACGCTGCCGTTGATCACGATGTTGACGGTTGCTCCGCCCATCGATCCCATGCGGCTCAGTGGAATGACTGCCTCTGGCCCTGCTTCGCCGATCAGCGCAGCTGTGGGGCTGTTAACGATTCCGCCGTCTGCCAATGCAACGCGTGGCATAACTCCAGCGATTACGCCTGCCTTCAATCCCCCTAGTGGCCCATATTCCTTTGATGGCACTGGCGTTGCCTTTGGAATCACTGGCCCGATAAAGCCTGGATCTCCTGGCTTCTTGGCTCCTGGTGTTGAAGGTATTACTGGCGTGAATCCTGGCGGTAGTGGCGTTCCTGCCACTGGTGCTGGAACGGTAGGCGCTGCGATCTTTGCTCCTGAAGCTGCAACGTAGGCGTTTAGGGCTGCGAGCGCGTCCTTCCATGACTTCTCTGCCTGGTTGCCTGGTGTAGGCCAAAGCGAAGAAGGTGTTACGCCCTCGGAGATTTTAGTTGCGTAATCGGCGACTTCTTTATTTGTTAGCCCCCACTTGGTCGCGAGATTGTTGATCTCTTCATCTGAAAGTTTGCCGTCGTTAAGCGCGGCGAAGAAGTCCAGATAAACCTGCGCCTGGCCCTTTGTGACTCCCCATTGCGCAGCGAGGGCGTCGACTTCCTTTGTCGTAATTTTGCCATCGTTGACTGCGAAGATTGCGCTGGTGTATGCGATGACTGCGTCCTTGCTAATTCCCCATTTCTGGGATAGGACAATTACTTCTTCTGGTGAAATCTTGGAATCTGCAACAACGCCGAGCAGATCGGTGTATCGCTTGATCGCTTCGTTTGCTTTGAGTTGCGCTTCAAGGTTTGCCAGGATTGCTGTGACGCGTGCTGCTTCCTGGATGTTTGCTTGCTTTACAAGATTCAAGCGTGCCGCTTCAAGTTGAATCGGATCTGTTTCTGTGGTCGGTGTGACACCTAGTTTGCGCAATTTTGCGAGCGCCTTCTGTGTCTGAATAAGTTTTAAGTCAGCGGCTGTGACGGCCTTTGTGCTTTTTCCTACTTTGCCTAGATTGACATTGAGGCCGCCGAGTTCTTTCATAAAGCCATCGGTCGCTCCATTTAATCCATCGAATGAAAATTCCAAATCTTCATTAGTAGTTTCTAATTTTGACATTTCGCCGTTTGCTTTTTTGACGGCCAAGTAGAGGCCACCCATTGAAAGTGTGAATGCGGCAAGGCCAGCGGCTGCGGCTGCTAATGAGAGGCCGCCTGTTGCCACTGCCTGCGCTGCTGCTGCTGCAAGTGCGGCGGTTCGGATTGCTTGGTAAGCCTTGACCAGTGCCTGTATCGCTGTGACGAATGCGATCACTTTGGCTGCTACGAATGTGGATACAAAGATAGCGCCGAGTGAGATGAATAGATTCTTATTCTTTGCTACGAATGAAAATATTTTAAAGAGAATGAATCCAAAGCCGATAATCGCTTTCAGCGCTTTACTTAAAGCGGCGACGAGTTTATCTCCGTTCTCATTTATAAATGTTTGAACGGCTGGAATCACTTTCGTCATCAAAATTTGAGCGAAGTTCTCCAAGACTGGAATGAATGCATATCCCAGTTGATCGAGGACTTGATTGAAGGCTAACTGTAAACGCATCATTCTAAATTCGAAGGTTTCAGCGCGTTTGCCTGCCTGCCCTGCAAAAGTTTCGCCAAGCGATAGCAGAATTGCATTGAGGTCTTTAGATTTGACTGCTGCTGCATCAAGTGGCACGCCGAGTCTGGTAAGTGCGCCAACGTTGCCACCGATTGCTTTGGCGAGGGCGAGAGAAACCGCTTCTAAATTTTTACCTGTTCCGGCAGAAATATCCAAAGCCAGATTCTGTAGTATCTGCGCTTGCGTGACGTCTTTGGTTGCTTGTACCAAAGTTTGAAGCGATGGGATCAATTCTTCATTGTCTACGCCCACTGATAATTCTTTAGCATCTAGGTATTTGACTGTGGCAGCAATTGCTTCGTTTGTTGCTCCTGTTGTATTGCGTAGCGCAGTTGCCAGGGCGACTTGCTGTTTCTGATCTGCCATCGCGCCCTTGACGGCGTCTGTGCCGACCTTGATTGCGAATGCGGCGCTGGCTGCTGCCGCGATGCCGAACGCCTTGCCGACCTTGCCTGCGAATTTGTCGAAAGATTTTCCGAGCTTGTTGATATCGCGGCTTGCTGCCTTGCTGCCCTTGTCTGAATATTGAGTAAGAATCCGGGCGGTTACTGCACCTATTGCCATGCTCGGTTATCCCTTCTCTTTATTTAGATTGGCTTGCAGGGTCTTCTCTGCGTCATTCATTGCGGCTCTGACATTGGCAAGAATTCTAGGGCGATCGCGATCGATGACGGCCCATATTCCTCGGCTGGCTTTGCGGAAGCGATCTTCCATAACGGTGATGAGCTGGCGTCCTGTTCCTTGCCCTGGTGTTCTGCGTCCTGCAATTTCAAAGATAACGCCGGAGGCGGTCTTGTTAAATAGTGCGCCGGCGCTGGTGGTGTAATCCGACCTCACGCGCCCTTCTGAGCGCGTCTTTACGATGCCCTGGCGGATTGCTTGCGGATCCCATGCTGGCCAGCCCTGGCCACCTCTGACGCCCTTTCGGGGCTTGTTTGCGGCCACTGTTCGCCATCCACTCATGGGCGGCTTGTCTGGGATCTGGTCTTTGGCATCTCCTTCGGCTCGGCGCAGCTCGTCGTTGATTACTTTATTCAGGCGACGAGCTGCGTCCTTGTCGAACTTCTTCAAGGCGGCGGTGGTTTCTTTGATGCCGCTAATTATTACGACGTCATTGGCCATGTTTGTTTGCCGCCTTTGCTTTCTCTTTAAGATAAATCACGATCGCTTCAAGAATGCCATCTGGTGCATCTAATAAGGAAATCGGATCTAATCCTGTTTCCACAGAAACTGCTGCTATTGAGTAGGTCAGGCTATCTCTGTGGATTCGGAATTTGGGTCTGTGTCGAGTTGCACTCCTTCGAGCGTATCTAAGAAGTCTGGCCCGAAGGGTTTTACAACCACTCCGTTGGATCTAAGTGCAAGCCATCCCAGGTAATAGATGTGTTCGAGTTTCTGCTCTTCGCCGATGAGTTTGGCTAGACCTTTGCCGTACTTTTGTTCAAAGTCGACGATGATGCGTGGACGCAATGAGAACGTTTTTTCCACGCCATCAGTCGTCTTGACTTTGATATGTAATCCATCCATCTTTTCCCCCTACTTTCTTTAGGTTGTTGTCTTCGTAATTGCGCCGGAGATCGGCCAAGTTACACTTGCAGTCGCTAATTCACCGACGGATCCGTTAATCGGAGTCCATTCTGAAACTAGCGCCGAGAATGCGTACTGCGGATTTACTGCTGTTGTTGTTCCTGCGACTGGCTTTGCTACCACGCTGACTGCTGTTCCTAGAAGTGGGTAGATTGTTTGTTCTACTTCTCCTGTTGCGTAGTCCTGGTGGAATTCGAACGTCACAGAATTATCTGCTAATCCGGCCACACGTGTCTTCGCGGTATTTCCGAATGCAGTGGTTTCTACGATATCAAATGTTGAATTTAGAGAGATGCTCGAAATGTAATCCGAGAGATCGGTGCTTCCAAATACAACGGATGCGTTTGTTAGTACAAGTCTTGGCATTACACGACCGCCTTTGTGATTGCTCCGGTTACTGGCCAAGTCACACTTGCACTGGCCAATTCACCGACGGATCCGTTGATCGGAGTCCACTCTGAAATAATAGCAGAGCAGGTATAACTTGGATTGAATGCGCTGGTGCTTGAGCCGTTTGGCTTGACGATCACTGCTGCTGCTGTTCCGAGAAGTGGGTAGATTGTCTGCTCTACTTCGCCGGTTGCGTAGTCCTGGTGAAATTCCAGGGTGATTGAATTGTCTTCTAATCCAGCAACGCGTGTCTTTGCTGCTGTTGATGAGAATGCGGTGGTTTCGACGACGTCGAATGTTTCGTTAAGTGTTAC